CAAATTTGACACCTTAATTCTCAGGAGTGTTAGAGGCAAGATGGACGAATACGCCAACGAAGTTGAAGATGAAATCGTAGAAGAGGAATATGAAGATGGAGATGTCGTAGAGGAAGTGGAAGAGGAACAAACAGAGCAACAGCGTGCCGAGGCGGCGGATGTTGTCAAACTCTTCAAACAGCATCCCGAAATTTGGATTCCGTACGATGAACAAATTCAAGAGCGTCTTGTGATTCAAACTCCCGGCGAAAAGAGCGAACTCATTCCCGCCGATATGGTCACGTCACTCCGTGATATTTCGCTGCTCGATGCGAATCATACAACGTATCCGTTTCTTACGAACTACGAGAAGACGAAGTGTATTAGCTTTCGCGCCAGTCAGATTAATAATGGAGCGAAACCGTATATTCTCGTGCCCACCGGCGTCAACGATTCGTATTTAATTGCGAAGATGGAACTGGAAGCCCGTCGGCTACCAATTATTGTGAAGCGACCCATGCCCGATGGTACATATGAAGTGTGGCGGCTCAATGACCTGCTTATGCTATAAGCCGCCGGCGCCCAATTTACCATAATTGGATACGCTTATCAGCAGGAATATAACCGGGGTCGGATTCACTGATATCAAATGCGTCATAGAATTCGGCAAATTGGCGTACAATGAGATTGACACGTAGCGGTGCGGGGGCGTGCTTGTCCAATAAAAGGGACTGTTCGGCTTTTTTCGGTCGGTCTTTGTTTCGCCAAGAGATGGCGTAGCTTGTAAAGAAGTCTTTGTAGGCATTCTTTTTAGCAGCCGCTGTATAGTTACCGGCAGCGAACTCCATTTCTAGCGCTTCTAAGGCGATGGAGACGCCGCCGAGGTCGGCAATATTTTCGGAGAGTGTCAATTCGCCGTCCACCTTTCCGCCCATATAGGTCTCAGCATTAAACAGGTCCACGAGTGCTTTGGACATCTCTTTGTATTTGGCGGCATCCTCCGCCGACCACCAATCGTTCATGACGCCGTTCTTATCGTATAGGCGCCCGTCATCGTCAAATCCGTGCGTAATTTCGTGACCGATGGCGGCACCAATACCGCCGAGATTCCACGCTTCATTACGTTTGAGGTCAAAAAAAGGAGAGTTTAGGATACCGGCGGGAATCACCATCATGTTCTTATCGCTGTAGTAATAGGCGTTCACTTCAAAGACACCGTCTTCCCAGTTCTCTTTTTCGTTGATTTTTCCCCGTTTGAGATGCTTAAGCATATGATCGGTATCGTATTTTGCGAGATTCCATAGATTCGTGAGCATGCGGCGTTCGTCTATTTTCACCTCATCAAGTTCAAATTCCCACTTATCAGGATAGGCGACCTGGAATAACATAGATTTACATTTCTCTATCGCCTTTTTCTTCGTGTCGTCGGTCATCCATCGCAATTCACGAATACGAACAATTGTGGAATTACGTAGATTTTCTACGAGTTTTGAAGCCGTTGCCTTCAACTTACTCGCAACGCCGTGTTTGACATAAATATATCCTAGATTATGCGGAATGTTATCTTTGAGAAACGTAAGCATTAAGAATCGCTGGGGCATCTTTTCGCTTATACCTTGTAACTGTTTCCCCCAAAGTTGGAAGTGGAGGTCGTCAAAGGGGGGTGGTAGATATTTCATAAAATGTACGATGGTCTGTGCCCGCATCCAAATCCGCCAGGTCGTCATAGAATAATGCTGGAACATACGGTCCAGTAATTCAACATACGCTGTATTTGTGACGATGTAGGTTGCCGAGGACGCCATAGCGGGGGTCATTCCCCAGGCTAGCATTATCGTTTTCCAAGGGATATTGGTGTAGGCACGAGTCAAATCGGACAAACTTTTAGGATTGTAGGAAAATGCCACGTCTTCACGGTCATTTTCGGGCGACAAATACGGCAAAAGGCGGCTTTCTAAGTCCACGGCGGATGCTAGATTCTCTACATGTAGAATATCGCCGGCGATTTTGAGTACGTGAGTATACGCATTGAGTGCCTTGGTATCAAATCCCTTTTTATATTGTTGTTTTTCGGGTAAGCCGAGTTTGGGCTCATACATATACACACATCGCTTGTTAGGAATATAGCGGTCGTTGGCAACGACGAAACTGATAGGAGCGTTTGACTGTATGCGATTCAGTTTTCCAATAGTGCGCGCAACATCTTCATGCGTATTTAGACATTCAAACAATGAAAATAGTCGCTGGAGGTCGTATATATTATTTATTTGATAGTTGTGAGTGGTAATACTCTTAACCAGGCGACTGACTGGGTCGTTGGGTTTCGTTTTTGATACTTTTTCAATGCTATCAAAGAGTGTGTTCTCTACACGGGTTTCAATCTCGTCGCTTACAGAGACACTGGAATCGTACGGTTTAATTTTTACCGACGACTGCCATTTATGATTGATATATGTATAAAAGTCCAGACCTCTTGATGCCGTTATACCGGCATTGGGAGGGTTAGCGCTCATATTTATGCCCTACTATAGGCTTAGATGTGTTTTCGGGTAGTACCAGAATGACAATTGATTTATTACCCTTCGGGTGCTTTTTTTCAGAGGCTGTGTACTTTTGGTGGCAGAGTCCACTACGCTTTCCTCGCCCGCGCATAGAATCCAAAGGACTAGAAGCTACCGGCGGGACCACCTCGATACTCTCCATTCCTAATTCCTATAACCATTTTTTTGCCTGGAAATTGGATTAAGGAGTACGGGAGACATATTTATTAGCGTTCCACCAATTTTGTAGTCGGGCTGACGCTGAAGAATGGTTGTCGTGGGTTAAAAATTCGGCGGAAATTTCGTGCGGGTGCTCAAATTGGTAGGGACACGAATCTTCGTGACAGAAAATCTCTTTCCATTCGTCGGGCACACCCACTAGGCGTTTTTCGTGCATATCCCAAACCTGAACGCGGATGTCTTTTAGGGAGGGTGCCGCAGAGTTTGCGTAGTTCGGGAAGAATAGGTAACGGCGGCGCCAGATAGCCCAGGGCTCCGCACGTGTATCGGGATTGGGTCGGAGATTGCGAATAAATCCATGGGGTAAATCGGTCGGCGGCTTCGCCGAGATATCGTATTCCCAGTACCGACGGTAGAATTCCGCCCAATCACGTGCGGCACGCTTCTGCTCAAGGTGGACACGCTCGTGGAAGAGGACGTCATTGCGGCGGGAGCCGCTCCAAATGCTCTTCGTCATACGAATTGTATTTTTGTCGGTCGTATGCGGCAACGCTTCCTTACACTCATCGTTGACGATTTGTACCATGCCGTTGGGCGTTTGAATCGTTTCTAGCACACGACAATCGTCAATCTCATGTGAAATATAGTACGCACCGCCGATGACGGCGATACATAGTAAAAATGCGGCGATATACCACCAGAACATCGTAGACTTTGCCATATCTTAGCCCCTACACGTTCAGAATATTTTCGTGTCCCGATATAAGATGGTATCTCGTAAAAGCCACCGCCGTGCTACACGTAAAGCCCGTATCGCCTGGGTAGATCCTAACCTGTCCTATTTATCATCAGGGGCAGGAAGATTGAAAACAAGACGGGTGCGTGGTCGCTCCAGGGTTTCTGGAAGACTTGGCAATTGAGAAGACGCGGACCGTTCCGCATAAAATCGCAGAATTGGCATTTGGGTCTCGCCCATTGTAAGGGAAACCAGGCGACGTGGTCCAGATCTTCGCCGGTTGAATAGAACGTTGCTTTCTTCAACCGACTTTCGTCTACGGGCGTCATATAACGAATGAGCGATTCGGGCGACCGTTCGCAGTTCATATCGCCGACGACAAGTACCGCATTGGGCGTTGTAAGCGTTCGTAGGATTTGCTGGTGCTGCGCCTTTCGTATATCCTGCGTAACCTTTCGTCCTACAATCCAACCAATTTCGGTATCGCTCTGCATATGCGTATTTGTGATGACAATAGTGCGCCGGCTCACATGTTCGCGAATCGTTACCGCATAGAATCCTTTGTTGGCGAAGATTTCCACATTATGATAGTCAAGATACGGATAAAAACATTCACTCACATATTGGTAACGGGAGATTAAGAACGCTGTGAGTAGTCCGCTGTTGACGAGCGTAACGTCACCGTCTCGGGGGATACATACACGGTAGCCATTACGTTCTAGATGCTCTTTATAGTACTGCCGATTTGACTCTAAGAACACTTCTTGTAGACAAATGACTTGCGGTCGGCGCTCTTTGAGCCATTCGCAAATCTCCACGGACGTATCACGGGACCAAGGCAAACCATGCGTGTTGTACGTGAGTATAGTTAAAAACATCCTACAAATCCGTAGTTTATTGACGCCACTGCTTGCCGCAGTTGAGACAGCGGATAAACTGGGTCATCGGCTCATCGGCGGAGCGCGTCTGCATTTCATAGTAAGTACATTCCCGCTTACCGCACTTGGAGCAGCGGAACATATCGGTCGCCGCCGACTTATCCACCTCTAACATCTTTGCCTCACGCTTGATAGACATTTCTACGTAGTTGCCCCACTTTTCGGGGTGGAGTTCGGTGAACGGCATGGCGGCGATATCGTGCGGCTTGAACTCGCCCTCCTTGAGCCGGTCAATCAGACGTACATTGCCGACATAGGATGACGTGTCAATATTGGAGACCGTCCGCCGAGCGCAAATCTCGTATAATGTTTGAAACTCAGGATTTTCCCAAACGCGGCGAATAGAGCGGCGTTTTGCGTCTTCTAGGGTGAAGTTGAAGATACCCCGCTCAAGGTCTACCTGCTCGGCGGGCGTTAGGGCGGAACAGCGGGCACGAATTACGGCGCGGACTTTATCACGAGCGGCGGACATTTGCCTTATCACAGCGACGAGCGTTTAGGCTTCATTTTTGTCGGCGGGGCGGAAAAAAATTGAATTTGCTGTGCCCAACATTCCCAGAAACCACAATGTTTAATTTTCACGCATTTTGGCTAGGATTTTGGACGATGCTGGCGGTTCTTACTGCGGCGATGTATATATTTATCTATTGCTCGGAAAAGGCTAGTGCTATGATGTATAAGGCAGCCGACGAGATTAACGGATTCATAGATTCGCAATATTCGGCGATTGCTCAAAAATTACCGATGGACAGACAGATTATTATTGAAGTGTAATTACATATCGTACTTTTCAGGTGCCAGTTCTTCTAGGGAAAACCACTGAGGAACTTTCTTAGAGCCTTTTTTCGCCTTGACAACTTTGACGACGCGGACGGGCGGTGCTTCCTCTTCATCTTCTTCTGGCAGGTCTTCTACGACCTCTTCGTCTTCCTCTTCTTTTACCTCTTCCTCTTCCTCTTCTTCCTCCTCGTCGTCGTCGTCGTCTTCGTTTTCGTCTTCGTCTTCGTCTAGGTCATCAAATCCGCCATTGAGTTCATTGTAGAAGTTCTTAAACATAGTTGCGTCAAAAGAGACTAGAGCACCCGCCTGGGTGGCACAGAGCAGTGCTTCGCCAAACAGCAATACCGTATCGTGCGGAGGTGGGAGTTCGTGCTTATTTTCGGTGCCGGCTTTGCCGGTCTTATATCCAAAGAGATATACCGTTATAGCCCCCCACTTGAAGGTACCGATGAGCTCGGGCGCCGTCGCACGGCGAAGAATGGCACACGCAGCATCGCAATCAAGAACTTCGGTACGACCGGCGGGTAACGTCGCATTGCGGGTAGTACCCTTAGGTTGTAGAACAAGACACCACATTCTTTGTATTGTCTTATTCTCTAGTGGCTTAAATGCCTTCAAATTTTTTGGCGGCACCGGTTTAAATCGCCCACTGCGTTATTAATATAACACCACGCAAAAAATGTCGTACCTGTTGACGTATAGTGGCAAAGCGGTCAAGGAATTTCATAAGACGCATGCGAAAGCCCGCCGAACCACGCAGCACGTGGTCCGCTGGGGTGCCAATTGGGGCTTTATTCAGTCGTCCCCTAATTGGGATACGGCGTGGCAGGCGGAAACCCGTAAACCGGTCGCAGAGTACGAGCACGCCGACGAGATGTTTCTCCTAGAGAGCATTACCCCTCTAGCGACGCAAGCCCCACCGCTCAATATAGATGATATGTGGAGCGAAGAGGTGATCTTCGATAGGCATATCAAAGCCGGCAATTTACTGTACATCCGTGGTACAATGTCAGAGATTCAGGAAACTCTTAACCAACTGAATATCTTTACTCCGCCTTGGCTTCAGACACAGGCTCATCCTCCTTCACCGATAAAAGAGCAGGTGCAAGAGCAGCCGAAATATCAGAATTCGCTGCTTCCGTCACCGCCTCAATCGTCGCAGGGACCTCCGCAGCGACAGTCTTTTCAACAGCCGCAACAGCAGGCGCAGCGGCGGGGACCTCCTTCGCACACTTATTCAGGAAACCAAAGAACGATGGGAGGCACGACGTTGCGCAGACCGCCTCCACCTTCTTCTCAACATCGTTCAACGCACCCGTCGCCTTCTTCAAGACCTCCGCCTTCACCTGTTCAATCAAACCGTTCAACGCAGTCACGATCGCAGGGAACGCCGAATCAACGAAGCTCGTCACGACAGACTGCTGGTCAGCAGGTACAAACTTCGCAATAAGATGCTTGACCGCAGCGAGAATCTGAGCTTCCGCCTTATCAACGGATAGATTGCTTGTCCAGGCGACAAGGACGAATTTAGGTAAATGCGCAATGAGGTCGGTTTGGGATAGAACCTTGCCTTCAAGTTCTTTAACGAGCGACTGAACAACTCCCGACAAATCGGCAAAGGCGGCGAATTCGCTAGCCATGTTTTTCTTTTTTGGGCGGACAGATTTATTTGCGTGGAATTAACGAATCAAAATTCAGGGTTGAAATTAGTAGAACATATGGCGACCCGGATACCTTTGGCTTGGGTTGTATTAGTGATTATTGTGGCAGTTTTCGTTTTCTTTGGTTACTATATCGTGAAAGCGTCCAATTATCCCCGTTTGTTGGAAACACAGATTGAGACTCGTGTGAATGCCGTACTGTCAGCCGCACAGGGAGTGCCAAAGATGGACCATGTTCAGCCCACTCTTCAAATGACGATGCCGCAGCAGCCCTATGTACCTCCACAGGTATATCAGCAACAATCACCGGATGGTGTGGTGGGAGGTCCGCAGACGCCAGAAACGGCTGCTCCGGTAATGACAACGCGCCAACGACCACCGGTCCCAAAACCCATGCCGGTTCCGGTTGGTATGACGGAGGAGGATATGCGAACACCCGAGCCGCTCCAGCGTACTCCACCGGCGATTCATTACGACCCACCGGAGGCGACCGACCCCCTGAATCGTGTGGCGTTTATGGACGCAGAGTTTGGATCCAACTTACGTCATCCTGAGCAGATGATTGAGCACCGTCAGCGTCCTGGAGTGGGTAAGATTGTCTCATCGGGACTCGGATCGGAGCATTCGTCGCCGGGTCCACACAACGCCGCCGGTTATTCACCAGAAATGCTACAGAATGGCGGCGACTTTATGCAGGGTGTAGGCGCCTTTGACGGGGCGGAAATGAATAGTTCATTTTCTATGATATAAATGCTATGCCCGAATAGGAAAATACCGTCCGCAACGAATAACGGTGCTTCTGCTACGACAGCACGTCGTAGAGAGCGTATGATATTTGCGAATGCGACGATTACAAATCAGTCTATTAATAACGGACTCATTCGTACTACAAACACAGTGGCTTGGAGTAGTGGAAACGGTGGAAATGGGTCATCGGTCTCTATTGCCACCGATTTAGATGCGGGGGCGGTCAATACAACGATAGCACAATATAATTCGTATATTGCGAGTGTTCCTACGTTACCACCTATTCCGCCGCCACCGGTGCCAAATTCTGCGTTGACATCGTATGGATGTAACATCGCACAGTACAATAATAATGGCGTGGTTCAATGGACTACAGATATCAGTGGTGCCGTATCAAATCATAGTATGACCACAGACGGAACGAATGTATATGCGGTGGGAGATTTTTCGGGTGCGCTTCTATTTGTAAACACGAATGGGACGCAACTTGTTACACCGGTGTCTATATCAACTATGGCAAACGGAAGTTATATTGTAAAGTATAATGTGAATGGTATTGCGCAGTGGGCTACCTATCTCACGTCACAAACATATTTACAGTTGTTGGCAAGTCTGACCGATGGTGTGAATAGTTACCAGGCGGGCACTTTTTTTACAAATTTAAATGTGTATAATGCGAATGGAATCCTGTATAGAACGTTGAAACAGAATGTCAGTTTATTTAATGCGTCGGCAATTACAAATGATAGTACATATATCTATATAATTGATAGCAATCCGAATGCTTATAAATTGAAGACGAACGGTGAGATTATGAGTATTAAATCTCTTGGTGCCTATGGAGTGAGTACAGTTATATCATCTGTAGCATGGCAGGCTGGATATTTATATATAGTAGACAACCAACAAACAATTTGGCAATTGAATACAACATTTGCTGACGCCCCTATCCAGATTTTACAAATTAATGGAATTTATTCTATAACAACCGATTACCAGAGTAAATTATATTTAGTAAATACAAGCACCCCAAACTCACTATGTAGAATAGTTATGAATAATGAAGTTACACCTCCAACTGTTGGAGCATTTAATACTAAAACCGTTACAAATAGTTCAAGCAGAGCAGATGGTATTATTTTACCATTTAGTGTTTCTTATACAAACCATGGTACTCTTAGTAATGGGCACCTTTTAATTGCTGATTATAATAATGCTCATTATCCTGATGTAAGTGGAATTATTTGGGATGTGAGCAATGTAAATAATGATACTAATTGGGATTTAAGTGGTCATCTGTATCTAACTGTAAATGCGTCTATTGGTACCGGTACAGGTACAGGTACAAATATAAATATTCCTCAAAGTGTATATGGTATTTATGCGGATCCTAATTCATATAATATTTATGTCTCCTTGTATGGTGCTAATAATTTCTTAAAATATACTTACGCAACCCCTGCCAGTTCCAAAATAATAACAAATCTAGGTAACGGATCATTATTGACGAATATAACTGGATTAAATAATATTTTGTATACATTAAATGATTCACCAGAAAGTGTTTTATATTCAATTACTTATTCAGGTAGTAGAGTAAGTTTTAAACAGCTCTATCCACTGGCGGCAAATTATAATAGTGGAGTTTTTTTGAAATATACTCCAAGCGGTGCGGTATCATGGGTGACCGAAATCGGTGCGTCAAATGCGAATTGTACAATAACTGCGATAGCAATAGGACCGACTGGTATTTATGTAACAGGGTCGTATGGTCAAACGGGCAATTTAGTATTTTATAACCCACCAGGAGATGTGGAGTCTGGAATAAGTTTATCCTCGGTGTCTACTAACGGCGGTTTAACCGCATTTGTTGCGAAGTATACTACAGCGGGAAATATTATATGGGCAGCAAGTATAGGAAATTTAAATACGGTATCGGCGACCGCACTTTATGTCGACGCCGCAGATAATGTCTATGCTGCGGGTACATATAACGGAAATCGTATGTCTGGTCCATTAAATATATATTCTCCCAATTCTCAGTCATACAATTCTGCGCCGGTGATTTCTATTAAAGGATATAATTCAGGATCTGCTGTCTATCTTGTAAAGTTCAACAAATTAGGTGTAGCACAGTGGGGAACAAATATCATTGGGGCAGCGTCAAATACCATTTATTCTATTACAGCCACTACAACGAATATTTATATTGCGGGGGTCACTAGTGGTAATATTACGTGTTATAATACGAATGCTACAACATTTGGTCCTATAAATATTTCGGTATTAGGAGACGGTGTTATTATAAATTATAACACAGCGGGTATCGCACAATGGGTTACAAATATATTTGGCGGCAGTCCGTTCTATATTTCCGTGGTTAACAATTATCTATATGTAAGCGGAAATATGACGGCTCCTACGTCTACATACGATGTGCCCTATGATAATAATGGTGCGGTTATACCGCCGCCGAGCGGACAACCGGTGCTCTCAGGAGTTACGATACCGTTGACTGGTGTCCAAAACGATTTTCTAATAGCCTACAATACAAATGGTATTACTCAATGGGCAAATAATACAAGTGCTCCTTATTTGACTCAACCCGCAACTGGCGGTCTTACATATGGAACAAATGTAGAGTATGTAGCAACCTCGATTGCGCCACCATCAAACACAGCACTCTACTCATATGGATTAAACTTGATTAAATATAACAGTGGTGGCAAGCCTTTATTTGTTGCCGATATAAGCGGTACATCTTTGGGATACGCAAGTTTAACAACCGATGGAACAAATACTATTTTAGTCTCCGATTACTATTTGTATTTTGGTGCCAGCGGTATACCCTATTTCATTAATGCGGATAAAACGGTTACGGTCACTACAAATATTACTGGCGGGTCACCATTGGTAGGTGGACTTATTGTAAAATATAATTCATCGGGCATCGCTTTATGGACCAATAATATTGATTGGATGAATGTATTAAATATCACCAACGACGGAAATAATATTTATGTAGCAGGATATACCGGTAATGGTTGTAATGTTTATAATCTAGATGGTTCCGTGTTTCATTCCTATCCGCCACCAAGTGGTGGCGATGTTCAAAATGGATATTTAATCAAATATGATTCGGGCGGAAATCCGGTTTGGAGCGTCCAGATGACACCCACAACGACTAGTCCTGATTTAGAAGGAGTGCTGTATGTCTATAGTATTATATATACGGGTTCAAATATTTATATAACAGGTGCTTTTGGATCAAATGGAACTGGCGGAACAGTTACCCAATATTTTTATAATGCGAGTGGTGCGATTCAACCTGGCGTAAATGTTACAACGCAAGGTACCTACACAATGTTAGTCGTTAAATACAATATAAGTGGAACCCCTTTATGGGCTACAAAGGTTGAGTATGGCGACGGGTCAGATGGATACTTTGGACAATCGTATGGAGTAGCTATTTCAGCAGACACTTCTAACAATATTTATGCGCTGGGATGGTACGGACTTGTAAATCACGATGTAGGTCAGTTTCCTCTGAATGTCTATTCGGCTACGGACCAAACCAATCCTGCTCGGCAAGTGTACGGATGGAACTATTCGGCGAATCTAGTACTTGTAAAATACAATAGTAGTGGAGTAGTACAATGGGCAGTGAATATGAGCGCGCCGTACGGCGACCCAGAAAATGGTTCTTTGGTCGCCAGATGTATGACTGTAGATGGCAGTAATATCTATGTCTCAGCATATTCACAGAATTCAAATATAGCAACCTACGATCCGGCGAATTCAGTTATGCCATCCGGTGGGGTGCCAACCGGTAATACCATGATTTACAACGGACAGGGATTTACTATAGGAGTTGTTATAGTATATAATACAAGCGGAACACCGCTTTGGAAAACCTTATTCACCGGCACTTATCCTTATAGTGAGAATGTAGGTGTATTACCTACCTCAATCACGGTTGGAGGCGGAAACGTGTATGTCAGCGGATGGACGGATACAGTTGGCACACCCCCTCTGGTTTCATTCTATAGCACACCGAATGGAACCGTAAATTCTGGGCTTACTATCATTAATAATGGTAGTTTTAATAATTTTGTAGTAGCTTATAACTCATCTGGTAAGGTGTTATGGGTAAAAAATGCGACCGCGCCTGGTTCATCATCTCTATCTATTGGGTTTACTGGAACGTCTGCTTACTCAAATGGCTTATTGATAGCCTCGGCAGAATATGAAGCAAATCATGCGTAATCCTGCCGGTCTAAAACCCGGTCACATTAATTAATTATACCCCCAAAAACATAATGGATTGGGTCGCCGCCACCGAAGAATACATAGGCAATAGTGGATGGGGTGCGCGTGGTAAGACGCTTGGCATTAGCCGTATGTACGCCGAGAACGGCGCCGATAAAGCCCTCATTCGTAAAGAGAAAGTCGTCGCAAGTCTTCGACCACGTGGTATCCTCTCAGGATTCCTTGCGGTTGTTCCCAATCTAGGATACGCGGTATATCTGCCACCGATTGCGGCGAAAATGGGACCGCAACGCATTCGCCTTCGTCTTTCCCAAACCGTTCTAAACGACGGTGCTATCTTTTCAGCATACTATAACAAGACCAGACAACTCGTGATTGAGGACGTCCTGACGTGGCAGGGCACCGCCGTGTGGCAGACTAAGCCATTCCGAGAGCGTTGGGAGCGGATTGTCGCCGACTTCGCCGCAAACCATTTCAAACCTATGTTAGAATTACAGGGAACGGAGATTGTTTTGGCGAAATATACATCGGTGAATCTGATTCAGGCACAGGAGCCCGACGCAAACCAGGTTGTGGAGTTTGTTCTTAATACACCGAATACGAAGCGGATTATTTGGATTCCACCAAAGGCTGAGCCGGCACCGGTAACCCAGCCCGCCAAGGAGCCTGTACCTGGTGCGGATATTTTCAAGGTGAAGAAGGAAATAGGACCCGACGTTTACTCCGTTTGGCGGGGCGAAGAGCGCCTGGGTCTGGGATTGGTGAGGACGTTGGCGATTAGTAAGGCACTGCGTTTGGCGAACCTGGACGAAATCGCCGTCGTGGCTGAGCATAATAAGCAATTTGATAAGTGGGAAATTAAGACGGTTATAGAGCCGAAAAAATCCGAGGGGTAAGATAGAGGATGAATCGTGCGTTACGCCGTGGAATGAACAAGAAGCATGGGCTTCACGGAAGTGCGAATCGCCGCGGCGGCGGTTATGCCGCGGAAGGCACATTGTTTCCCTTGGATAAGATGCCTGGCGGCGACTGGCAGAACCAGACTGGCTTGGGTCAGTACGCTGTAACTCACCCGTACAATGATTGCTACTGGACCAACCGTCCCGGCGAACTCTACAACGAGGTGACAAATGCGAGTTTGGCATCGGCGCAGGCACCGATGGCGGGAGGTAAGCGAAGCAACCGATCCCGCAGGGCTCGTCGCCGTCGTGGTGGTGCGTGCGGTAGCATTTTACCTCAGCCTGCGTTGACGGGCGGTCGCCGCAGTCGCAGCAGTCGCAGCAGTCGCAGCAGTCGCAG